GGGAGGATTCAGCTCGGCAGGAAGCTCGAACTGCATCCAGTCGCTCGGGATTTTCATCTCCTTGCCATCCCATGGGCCGCCCTGTAGCTCTATGTCCCAGAACTTTGGGGGCACGCTCGTCCTCCGTCAGCCTTTTGGCTGGTATCCGTCGGGAACTCACCTGCTCCACCTGACGCTCGCGGCGGCTGCTCCTCGAGCACCCCCCAGCGCACGTTCGTCTTCTGCTGCGGCGCGAGGCACTCAATGACCGCGAGGCGCAGGTGCGTCTCGTCGTCGTCGTAGATCCACCCGCGGGAGCGCAGCGCGTCGACGAGCTGCTTCACGCTGGCGACGGCGTTGTCCGGGTCCTGGCATCGCTTGCGCCAGACGTGGATCTCCACCCAGGACTTCCACGGAGCTGGACGCAGCGGGGGTCCTCCGGTGGCCAGCAGCGCCGCCCACTTCGCGCGCTCCTTGCGCCGCTCGCTCCAGTGCTGGCGGAGTTTACGATTCGCGGTCTCGGGGACGCAGGGCATGCTCCAGTCGCGGAGCTTGACGCCGTCGCCGCCGACGATGACCTCGAGCGGCTTACTGGCGGCCTTCCGCCGCGGCCTGCGCTGGAGCTTCTCGGCGCCCTGTCGCAGCGCGACGTAGTCACGGGCGGTCATGGTCATCTGCTTCACCGTGCACCTCCAATCGCTTCCACGAGGCTGCCGCCGCGGGCGAGCCGCTCACGGCACCTGACCAGCCAGTCGTACCGGCCCCTGCTCCCCTCATCGGCCGCGAGCTGCAGGAGGCCCTCCCAGAGCTCGTCGACACCGGCGATCTCCATGCCGCTGTAGAGCGTCTCGCCTGTCCGGCGCTCCTCCTTCGCGAGACGCACGCGCTCGTTGGCGAAGCGCTGCATCGGCACCGCCACTGCCTTGAAGCCTGCCGGCGTCGGCGCCACGGGGCGTTCCTGGCTCTCGAAGCACTCGCGCAGGGCGGCCATGGCGACCGCGACGTTGAAGGCCTGGGCGACGTCGCGCCAGGTCTTCAGGAGCTCGCTCTCGGCCCCCGCCTCGAGCTTCAGGCGGTTCGGCCAGTAGCCGTCGAAGGCGCGGAAGAACTTCTCGAGGTCGGTCTGCACCCAGGTCGTCACTTGGCACCTCCGGCGGCGAGCGCCGCCCAGTCCACCTTGGCCCACTGGTCCTCGCGGCTCACGCCGAAGGCCTCAGCGGCCGTCCGGAATCGCTCAGCACGCGAGCGGACGAACACCCGATAGTCGCGCAGCCCCTTCGTCCTCGCGTCGCTCAGGGCGGCATTCCAGCCCTCCAGGTCGGCCTCGGTGACGCCGAGCTTCCGGACGACCTCTGCGGCTCGATGCGCGGGCATGCAGAGCTGGGTTTCGTACCACTCAACGACGGAGACCTGGCGCTCGTCGAGCGCGCCCCCGTCGCTTCCTTTCTTCCCCATCAGAGATGAACCATCACCATCTCCACCGCCATCGCGCGATGCCATTGCGGTAGCAGTGCTCGGGTAATGCCCGGGCATCTCTCTTTTCCACCTCCCTTTCGCACCCTTCTTCCCATGCTCACGCTTCGCCCGAATGCTTTTCTTCTCCTGGAGATACGTACTCTCCAGGGTGTCATTGAAGAGCCTCCCGGACCGCAGCTCGAAGAACTGCGACACCCCACTTGACCCGTCTCCCCATGCCTCTCCGACGTCGTCACGCGGGACGCCAAGTATGCGCGCGAGCATGTCGATGTCGTTGGGCAATCCTTTCCCATCGAGCCCCCACTCCGCGACCAGGAGGCCGAGGTAGATGAGGCGGTGTCGACCGGGCAAAGACTGGACCCGGATGGACCCGAAAAATCTCTGGGTCCAGAGCTTCATGTAGGGGAGGTCAGCCATGGTCAGACCTTTGCCCCCTGGTTGGCGAAGTGACAGACGATGCAGACTCCCTGGTTGAGCTCCGCCGAGCGGCCGCAGGAACCACAGAGAGATTTGATGTGGCGGCGAATCACCTCGCCGAGCTGATCGGTCACGCCCTCTGGCTCACCGTTGATGAACCGCCTGGCGCAGTAGTGCTGCATCCAATTGTGTGGCATCAGGAATCCCTTGGTCGGAGTGTCCCTGTCGCACGATGTGCGCTCGAAGAATGGGACACCATCGCCGGCTATCCTCACGTCCGCCGCTACCAGATGTCGCTTGGCGATGAGGAAGAACTCATCAGGCATGACCTCGGCCCGTTTGGTCTGCTCTCTCATGGTCCTCCTTGGGGTTGGAAAGGCGCCGGCGCCTGATGCGTCGGTTCGCCGCACCCTGGTACGGCGCCGGCTCCACACTTCTTTTCAGCCTTCCGAGCCGGGCTCGCGGGCTGCTGCCGCGGGGGCCGTCTCCTCGAAGGCGCCCGCCTTCCGCCAGTCGTCCTCGACGCGCTTCAAGAGCCACTCCACCTGGCGGTCGGAGAGCTGCGCGGGGTCGCGGATCCCCTGGTACCCGCGCGTCGGGTTGTCCGTGCGGCGGAAGAGGTCCTCGGCGGCGGCCTTCTCCTCGTTGCCGTTGAGCTCGAGGAGCAGGCCCCAGAGCCTCTCCTTGGCTGGGTTCCATGCGCCGGCGCCGGTCGTCTGGCGCTGTTCCTGGCCCTTGAACCGGACCGTCGAGCCCTGGCCGCGGCTGATGCCGATCGAGTGCAGCAGGTCCCACGTGACGCCGCCGATGCCGGTGATCTTGTTGAGCAGGCGATGCTGCGCGTTGGTGATGCTCTTCTTCTCGGCGTCACCCTTCACCTGGTTGGGGTCGTCCTTCTTCCAGAGGTCATCGCGGGTCGAGGCGTAGCCCACCTCGTGCATCGTGCGCCCGCGCCAGGTGGCCGCCATCTCGCAGCGGAAGGCGTACCAGTCGCCGCGGGCGTCGCTCTGCTTCTCCTCCCTGATCTGGGGCTTCGAGAACTCGACGCCGAGCGTGGCTGCGATCGTGTGCACGCCGGCGTCCTTCAGGTAGGGGACGCCCCCGAAGTCCATCCAGTGGGTGGGCTCGGTCAGCTTGCAGACGACGAGGCGCATGCGGCGGACGTAGTCCACCTGCTCCTCCATCTGCTTGACCAGGTCCTCGGTGAGGAGCGCCCCCTCGAGCATTCCCCGCTCCGGTCGCGCCACCTCCATCCGCTCCGGCTCTACTGTCATCAGCTCTTCCGACACATCGCCTCCTTGCCTGCTCGGCACTCTTGAATCTTGAATTCCACGCCCGGGAACCGCGCACGCAGGATCCCGAGCCACCATTCCGCACGCATCGCGTTGAGGTTCGTCCGCTGAGGAATGGCCAGGCCGTCGTCGCGGACGTACGCCACCTCGTACTTCACAGCTCGGCGAGCCATCGCGCTGCGGGCGTCCTTCTGAGGCTCCGCCGCTCCTTACGGGTTGCGTGGCTCCAGCGCCGCTTGAGCAGCCGCTCCAGGGCCGGGTGCGCCCCATGCGGGGCGAGCTGGTGCTGCACGCGCCGGATGAGCTTCGCCGTCTTGCCGCTCAAGAGAGCACCTCCTCCCGGGCTGGCTGCTCGGCTGCGACTCGACCGGGGCACCTATCGGCGCAGGCGTCGCAGACGTCGATCAGGAGCCCGCTCGGCAGCTCCATGCGGACTAGCACGCCATCGCAGAGGGGCTCGCCGCAGATATCGCAGGCAGGGAAATCTGGCTCGGTCATCTCTTCCTCCACCTTCCAAGGGCGCGGCTCAGGCCGTAGACCGTGAGCCCGACGAAGACCATGCCCACCGCCGCAGAGGCGGCGAGCAGGAGAAACGGCACGCAGAGGACCAGCGTGGCGATGAGCCACGGACTCCAGGGGCGCTCGCTCGCGGGCTCCTCAGCCGCTACCAAGTGCCCGGCGCAGCCATGGCAGATCCAGGGGGCCGTGGAATCGCCCGGCCACCCGTGGACGAGCTCCTCCTCGGCGCAGACGAAGCAGCGCATGGGAACGATGGGGATCACGACTCAGCTCCTATCTCGTACTCTGTCGGCCTCAGGCGCCAGCGCGAGGCGAGCGCCGCTCTCGCGGTCCTCACGTCTGGCCGCACCCGGTTGACGTAGACGCGCCCCGTGCTCGGGCACTTGACGCGCACGAACCGCGCCGGCTTGTCCCTGTCGTCTCCGAGCTGCGCTTCGAGCAGCTCACCGAAGTCGTCGATCTGAACCCGTCGCGCGCCGACTGAATGCAGGATCCGCTCGTAGCCGATGATCTCGTAGAGCGTCCGGCGGCGCTCGGCGTTCTTCTCGACAAGGGCGATCGATGGGTTGAGCTTGTCCCTTTCTGAAATCCACTCGCGCGGCACCTGGATACCGCGCCAGAACCAGTACGCCTTGCCGTTTGGCCAGGAGACCGCCGGACCGTCAACGCAGTGGAGGCGGTGGTCGAGGACGCGCAGCGCTGGGCGCTGGACGGCGACCACGGCCTTTGGCGTGACCCAGAAGAGCCAGAGCCCGGCCTCGTAGGCATCGACGAAGGGCAGCCAGATGCCTCTCGCCTTGACTATGGCTGGATGCTCCCACGCGGCAGCCCACGCGGCAGCCCACGCGGCAGCCCACGCGGCAGCCCACGCGGCATCCCTCGCGGCAGCCCTCGCGGCATCCCACGCGGCAGCCCTCGCGGCATCCCACGCGGCATCCCACGCGGTGGCCATGGCGGCAGCCCTCGCGGCACGGAAGACGTGCAGGTGTCCCTCCTCGCCATCCGGCAGCCACGCGAATGGTCGAATAGGCTGGCCCAGCGCGGCGAGATGGGCGTTGATCGCGGCCTCGACGCGAGGAGCATCGAGCACCGGATCCGCGCTCGACGTGCGGCGCAGGCGCTCGATGATGGCTTGGGTGCTGGCCGGCAGCTCGAGAGCCATCAGTCCTCCACGCGCGTCAAGCCGGCAGGGGAATAATCCTCCTCTATCCGCACCTCGTAGACGCCCGGCTCGAGGTCGAGCGGAAGGTGCTCCGCGATGGCGCCACTCTGGTCCTGGTGTCGGAGCCGCGTCGCTCCGCTTGCGCGGACAAAGAGCGTCCCGTCCTCGCCGACGAGCACCTCGCCAGCGACCACGACGTGCGAGTGGCCCGTCGCCTCGCCGAGGGCGAGGGTCTGGTCTTCGCGCGCCACAGCGCCCTGGGGCAGCGCCTCGAGCGGGATCAGCATCACGTCGCCTTGTCGAATCAGCATGAGACCTCCTTGGGGTTGCTTGTGTATCAATGGACGATGGGGATCATGACATCCCCGCTCCCGGCACCTTGACCCGCTCCCGCCGTCGCTCCTGAGCCTGCGCCGCCAGGTAGCTCTCCACTAGCACGAAGACCTCGCCGCGGCTGGGCTTCTCCCAGTCGTTGGCGTCGCAGTAGGTCTCCAGGATCGAGACCACGTCGTCGAAGCAGAAGAGCCCGTCGACACGCAGACGACGGGGCATGGGGTCAGACACGTTGCCTCCTTGCAGAAAAAGGGCTCCGACCCGGTGTACCCGCTGAGGGCAACAAGCCTTCCAGCGGTGGTGCGGTCGGAGCCCTGCCACCAGTTGCCAAAAAGATGGGGCGAGCCGTGGGGTAGGCCCGCCCCGGAAGTGAAAGAACGGCGCCCGTCCAGCGCCGTCTCAGAAGAGAACAACGGGAGCCGGCCACGCGGGGGCGAGCCGGCTCCGACGAAAGACTCGCAGCGCCAGCCGCGAGGAGGGTTTGGTCGCAGGGCCCGGAGTCGCACCGGGAACGCCGGGTTATGAGCCCGGAGGGATACTCTTTCACCACCCTGCAAGAATGCGGGTCTCTCCCCGCCGTCAAGCCGTTCTGCGCGCTCCGCCAAACACGGGCCTTGCACCCGCGGCGGTCTTCTGCCTCCAGGCTTTCTCGTGGCGCGATTTCTCCCTTGCGCTCGGGGGCCAGATCGTATCCGACCTTCCGCTGGCGTCCCTCGGTCCCCGCGGCGTCCCGCGGGCAAGTCGGTGTGAGAATCCTGTTGCCCCTGTCGATCAGCTCTCGTGCGGGTCGGGCACGGCCGCGAGCTCAGACTCCCGGCGCGTGTGTCGGAACTCCGAGAGAGAGCCGTCGGGGTTGATGTCGTAGTTCTCGTACTCGATCCACCGAAAGCTGGGCGTGGCCAGGTTTCCAGGCCCAGACTCGATCCAGCGCCGGGCCGCGATGACGCAGCGATCCCATGGCACATCGGGCTCGCCGCGGATGAACACGACCTGGCCCAGCTCGAACGCGAACGCGACCTGGATGCAGTCTTCCATGGGCCTCCTTTGGGGTTGAGGTAGGAGCCGCCCGCGGCGTTGGTGGATGCCGTTGGGCGGCTGGGGGCCAGGGTCGTGGCCCGGGGGGTGGGGGGTCTGGTCTCGTGATTCACGATGCTGTCCCTTGGTGCTTTCGGTGGTGCCTCCCGTGGCACGGCTTGCAGAGCCAGCGCACGTCCATGGGCTTCGAGTAGTCATCATGATGTGCGTCTACTGGCTTCGCGCCGCAGCTCTCGCAGGGCTGCGGCTTGAGCTTGCCGCGGCGGATGGCGTTCTGGACCGTCCATCGCACCCGAAGCCGGTCCGGTGGCAGGCGGTAGGTCCTGTTGCGGATCCTCCGTTTCTCCCGGACTCTCTCCGCGTGCTCTCGTACCCACTTGAGCCCCTGGGCCCGGAACTTCTCCGGGTCCGCCGCGTAGGCCGCCAGGCGGCAGTCACGGCACCGCGGTTGTCTCCCGTCCCGAGCCTTGGCCTTGCAGTTGAATGCCTCGAGCGGCTTCACCTCGTGGCAAGTGCAGCAGCGCTTCCCGGACATCGCCGCAACGGAAGGCGAACCACGGGGACGTGACAAAACCGAAGGGCCACCACTCATCTCGCTCACCCGACCTTGACAGACTCGAAAGTCTGTTCAAAAAATGTACTCAAGGAAAATCTTCGGGACGGAACAACAAAGCGCGCACTGGATTGGAAGTCTAGTGCGGGTCGACCATCGGGCCTCGTGGCGGAAGCGGCAGACGCAGCTGATTCAAAATCAGCCGGGCTCACACCCATGGGGGTTCGACTCCCCCCGAGGCCATCTTGACTCATTAGCGAGGTTGGCGAGAATGGAGGCATGCAGGTAATGCCCAAAGAGAAATACCCGATGCCGTTGAGCTTTGCCCTCTCGCGGCAGACCGTGTCCATCCTCGACGACGTCGCCGAGGACCTCGGAATCGGTAGCAGGAGAGCAGCCATCGAGCTCCTCGCGCGATACGTCAAACGTCTACACGACACCAACGGGACCACTTACACCTCACTTCTCATCAGCTCCGAGCCCCAAGAGCTCGAGGCCAGAGTTTAGCCAATTTCGCTAACTCGTCAAGGGCCTACTTTCCGATTGCCGCGCACGTACTCTGAGACCGCGTCGAGCCCGCGCGACATCTCTGCCTCGTCCACGATGCGGTAGCGGTCGAAGATCGAACGGGTCTTCCAGCCAGCGATTTCCATGATCAGCCGCTGGTCCAGCCCCGCGGCGAGCGCATTGCGGGCAAAGGCCCGGCGCATGTCGTGCGCCAAGAGCTTCGGCTGTCCGATCCCCGCGGCCGCGCGGCGCCAGATGTAGCGAAAATCGCTGATCCGCTTGCCATCACGGTGGAAGACAAAATCCCCCTTACGCTCCGCGAAGCGCCGCTGCAGCAGCTCGCGGAGTTCCTCGCCCAGGCGGACAGTCCGTGGAGTCCGATTCTTGACGCGGTTCGCCGGGAGTTGGATCATCCCGCGCACCGGGTCGCACTCGCTCCACCGCAAGCCTGCGGCCTCGCTCCGCCTCCAGCCGAGCCCATAGAGGAACGTCACCAGATCCGCGACGTCCCGATCGAGGACCTCGAGGGCCGCCACCAACTTCTGGAACTGCGTCGGCTCCAGGAACCCAGTGCGCACGGAGTCATTCCTGAGCGTGCGAATCCGGGGGCGGCTCTCGATGAGCCCTTGTTCGATGGCGAGGTTGAAGGCCCGCCGCAAGAGCGCCAGCTCGTTGTTGATCGTGCCGCGCGCCGCATTTTCTCGCAGCCGAGCGAGCTTGTAGCCTTCCACCATGGCCGGCGTCAGCGCCTCCACATCCAGGTCACCGAAACGCTTGAGCACTGGCGCGATGTGCCACTTCGCCGTTCTGGCGGACGCTCGGCCTTGCACCTCATACTCTTGCTGGAGAAGCGCGTACAGGTCCTTCACCGTCATCGTCCCTTCCTGACCCTCCCCTGATCTCTCTTCACGCCCGGGCTCGCCGGGCCCCTACCGGTCCGTCATCTGTGTAAGCTGAAGGACCCATCCAGCCTATTGCTTTCGAGTGGATTTTATCCTACCGTAATGCGCCATGAAGAAACGCGTCGGACGCCCTCCGTTGCCCATGGGGCAAAAGGGCAAGAAGCTCTGGACGAACATCCCGAACAATGGGGAAGACGTCAAACACATCCAGGCAACCTGCCTGATCGCAAAGGAATCTGACGTGCTTAAGCGTTGCGTTGCGCACGTCGCCCGCCAGATTCGCAACGGCACGTTGAAGCCGGAGGTGTTCAACCCCGACAAGAAGGACGAGATTCTGGAGCTCCTGGACAAGTAGTTTCATGGAGATTGTTTCTACCTGAAACGAGTAAGCCGCGTCAAGGGGGAAAAATGGAAGGCATCCCGGAAGGCTGGGGAACAAGGCTTCACGAGTCCGGCGATCTGGACGCATCCTTCGCGGAGGTCCGCGATCTCGACGGGTACACTGGCGAAAGCCTACGTGCCCGTGTGCGGTCGCTGCAGATGCGGCTCCCGGAAGCAGAGCGTGGTTTCCGGCGCTGCGTCGAGCTGGCGCTTACCGGACGCCCCGGGTCGCCGGAGCAGGTCGCGCTGACCGCCGCCTACGAGCGGGAGAATGACATGCTCATAGGAAGGGCCCCGCGGCGGCGGACCCCGCCAAGGCTCGAGGAGACTAGCCGGACCGTCGAGGCAATCATGTCACTCCACCGCTCTCTGGACGCGCTCGAAGCCCTCGTGGCCGGGTGCCCAATGGATGGCCGGTGGCTATTCGAGGAGCTCCTCGAGGGCGCCCCCGAAGCCGGGCCGGAGCGCAAGGCCCTGTGGAATGCCGGCCTGGCCGTCGCCGCGGTGCAGCTCGCCGAGGAGCCTGAGGCGCTGCGGCGCCTCGAGGTCGCCGGTCTCCACGCCTGCGATCCCGGCTGCCGGGCCCTCGGGCGCGTTCAGATCGCCGCCCGCCTGGCCCATGTGCACGAGTACCTCGGCGGACATGCGGCCGCTGAGGACTGGCTGTCTTTCCTGGCCGCGGTCCACTGTCCCGAGGCGACGAAGCAGGCCATGCGCCGGCGAGCCCAGTTGCTCGGCCGGCGCAGCCTGGCGCTAGGGAGGTGCGTGGTGTGCTAGCAGTTGTGGCTCGCGCAGCCGAGGACCGGCAAGGTGGATTGCGAGCAGGTGGAGGCAAAGGGGCCTGGGGACGGCGGCGCTGGGCCCCCCGAGTAGAGCCAGGCCAGAATGAAAATCGAGTCGGATACGTCAAGGAGGCCATCGTGGTTGGCGTCCGCCTGGTTCCGGCAGGGTGGTGCCGGGCCCCCCGAGTACAGGAAGCTGTTCAGGTAGATCGCGTCCGAGGCGTCCACCGCTCCACTGTCGTTCACGTCCCCTCGCGCGATGATGTCCCCGTCGTTGATGCCGGCCAGCAAGAGCACGGCAAGGAAGGCAGTCGCCATGGTCTCCTCCACTTCTTTTCTTGGTTCCCGAAAGCCTCTGGCGAAGATTAGCATCCTGCTGGCGGTGTGGCCACTGTTAGGGTGCGCGACCATCGTCAAGGGCAATCGGTCGCCGATATTCATCGACTCCGTCCCCTCGGGGGCCGAGATTGCTTACCAGGAAAAGACTTACGTCACGCCCTGCATGATCCAGGTGGCGAAGGCTTACAAGCCCCAAAAGCTCTCCCTCTGGAAAGATGGGTACGCCCTGGGCGAGGTGGAGCTCAGGACTCAGGCGGGCCCCATGATTCTCGGGAATATCTTTTTCGGTGGGATCACCGGGATCATCATCGATGCCTGCACGGCCGCACATTGCGACTTCGTCAAGGATAACTTCAGAGTGCAGCTCAACGCTGTCACAGCCGAGGAGGCTGTGGCCATCAATGCCGCCCGCGAAGAAGAGAAGAAGAGGTTAGAGGCCATCAAGAAGCGGCGCGCCGAAGAGCGGGCCATGGTCACCTCTGGCACCCGCCCAAGGTAACGACTACCTCCGCCCCGTCCCCTCCTGCTGCCTGCCCACCTCGAGCTTCGCCTGCATCGCCTCGTTCCCAGCCATGAGCATCTCCGTCCTGACGCGCTTCACCTCGGCCTGGAGCCGCAGGATCTCCCCCTCGCACAGAACGAGCTTCCCGTAGAGAGCGACGTTTTCCGCGGCGAGCTGCGCAACCTCCGCGGCGAGCCTCAGCGAGCGCTCCGCCACTTCCGCCCGGTGGTGTGTCACCTGGTCCATCGCGTCCTCCTGGGGTGCGGGGCGAGCACCCCGATTGGCCGCAGCAGGTGCTTCGGGCGCGCCGCGGCCGCCGCGGGCGTGGCGCTCACCGGCGTGGAGCCCGCGGAGCGGTTCCCCGACGCGTCGATGGTCTCGCTCTTCACGTCGTAGCTCATCCCGTTGTTGAGCCCTGTAATCATCTTCGCCTGGATGCCCTTCGCCACAAGGCCAGCCGAGATCCACGGGCCTGCCGCGGCGCTGCCAGAATGCAGCACGGCGAGCGACGGCAGCCAGAGCCCATGGTCGTACATCGCCCACCGGTTCTCGTAGAGATAGCGGGCGTCCTCGGCGCTCAGCACACGCGGATTCCAGATTCGGACGTCAGCGATATGCCCGTTGAAGGTGGTGTCAGCACTGCCGCCGGACGTCGTCCGCTGGCCCACCTTGAATTCCGCTGTACCGCCGAAGATGCTTGTGTGTGTCGAAAAGTCCCCGTTGGTCGTCAGGAGGACGCCATTGAGGTATGCCTGCCAGACACCAGCATCGAAGGTAACCACCAGGTGGTACCAGGTGCCGGTGACCAGGTTGGCGTTGGTAGTGAGCTGCTCCTCGTTGCCCGCGCCATCGTTCGATGTTTGCAGCGCGAGCTCATCGCCATCGAACTGGAGGCGCCAGGACCGCAGCCCCGTCGAGGGCTGGTACTTGTTGAGCAACCCGTAGTTGACGCCCGCACCGCCGAGGGTCGTGGGCTTGAACAAGACCGCCATCGAGAGCTGCGATGTGCCGTCGAGCCAGTTGCTGGCGGGGTCAGGGACGGTCACCTTGTCGTTGCTGCCGCCGTTCCAGACTAGCGCGGCGCCGTACGGGGAGCCGACCCAGTCCGTTGCCGGCGCGATCGTCGAGCCGATGGCGCCGTGGAGCTTCTGCGGCCCGACGTCCTCCACCATGCTTTGCCCGATGGACCAGAAGGGCCACGCGAGGACGCAGTCGCGCCACAAAGCCTGGGCTTCCGGCGAGAGGTCCGGAAGCGCCAGGGGCCATGCGGCCGGTTTGATCTCTCTGTGGTCGTACGCAATCACGCCGAGACCTGCTTCAACCCGGCGTACTTCGCCACATAAGTGACCGAGACGCCGGTGTTGTTGGTAATCTTCGTGCGCACCCAGGGGCGATCAAAGACCACGCTCACCTTCTTGTTGCCGGTCGCAGAGAATGGGACCGCGAGCTTCTGGAATGGGATGGTGTCGACCGAGGTCCCGGCATCCGAGCTGCCGAAGAGCTCGATGACGACATCGCCCGCCGGCGAGCCGCTGGCGATGTCGAAGTCGAGCGTCGCGTGCACGCGGTAGTATCCCAGCGAGTCAAGGTTGAGGTCATCCTGCGCCGTGGCGCCGTTTGACACGCTCGAGGATGCATGCAGCGTCGTGCCGGTGGTCCAGTCGGGGGTGAAAGTTGCCATGAGTCTCCTTACGTGGCGGAGGTGCGGTAGAACACCTCGGCCTCTATGAAGTCAGAATCTGCGGGGTCGGTGTAGGTATAGAGCAGCGCCTTGTCGCGGACGCCGAGCGTTTGGCCGGTCACGTTCGCCGGCGCCGTGGTGTCCGGGGCGTCGACCGCGACCAGGTCCTCAGTCCTGTGGACGAGGTACGTCTTCGTGCCCATCGTCCGGCCGTAATAGTGGGGCTGCGAGCCGTCGCTGACCCATGAGTGCCCCGAGGCGGGATCCGACGCGGCCGCAGCGGTCACGTATAGGCACCCGACGTAATGCTCCTCTTGAATTTTGCTCGTCCGCTCCCAGTAGATGGAGTGCTTCTTCAGGTCCGTCAGGTGTCGCGCCCCTGCGGCCTTGTTGGGCGGTCGGTTCGTCCCCGTCCCGGCGACCTTGAACTGATTCGGCCCATAGCCGTTGGCGTCGAGGGGGGTTCCCGGGGTGTTGTTGGTGAGCGTGTAGTCGGCGAACGAACGCAGCTCCACCCAGAGCTTCCCTGGGCTGCCGTTGCCGGCGACCGTGCGGTAGCCCGTGGCGTGGAACCCTGTCGCGGTCGTCGTGATCGCGCCCACCGTGTGAAACGGGATCTGCACCTTCCACGCAGAGTCCGTCTTCACCACCCGCGCGTAGTAGAGGACCGCGGCGTGAGTCAGCCCGTTGGAGGCGTTCGGCTTGATGATCAGGTACTTCAGCTCGAGGACCGCGCAGCGCGGCGAGTCCGTGTGAAACTTGCGGTAGGCTGGCTCGATGTCGAGGACGCAGAAGACGTAGTCGTTCGTCTCCGATACTTCCATGCGCCGGCAGAGAAGCCAGGCCTCGCCGCCCCCCTCGTTGAGCATGTTGGAGAGGTTCCACGGGTCGCTGAAGGTGGAGCCGCCACGGAGGACCTTTTTGAAGTGCTGCCCGCCGTCGTTGTCGACAACCGTCCCGAAGCGCTGGAAGGTCTGGGCCGGATCGTGGATCAGGGGAACGAGCGACTGCAGCCAGGAGCGCTGGTATGCCTGGGTGTGGTGCTCGGTCGAGTAGTCGTCGTACAGCCCGGCCGGCGAGAGGAGGAGGACATCGTCCTTGTAGCGGATCTGGCAGGAGCCGCAGTCGAGGTGCGGGTGACCCAGGCGGTAGTACTTGGTGCCGTTGATCCGGATCACCATGGAGTTGTCGTAGTCCCAATGGACGTTGGGGGATGCCGCCTGTCGGTAGTAGAGGAGCCCGGGCGGGCTCATGAGCCGCGTCGTCTCCGGGACCGGAGAGCCGTCCTTCGGGTGCACCGCAGCGACCGCGGCGCGGTCGAGGAAGATAACATCGAAGATGCGGTTTTCGGCGACGGCTGATTCCAGCTCATCCCAGCGGTCGAAGAGCCAGCGGAGGTGGCGGCCGCCCTCGGTCGAGTTGGGGGTCGGGTAGTTCGTGGCGAGGAGCCCCAGCATCCACCGCTGCAGGTGATGCATGCGCGGCGCCGACGGCTTCGAGGTGTCCTGGAAGGCCTCGAAGTCGTCGTCGACCCCGCCGCGGTAGTGGCTCCAGATCAGGTACTCCCACACCTTCTCGAGGTGCGCCTGCTCGTTCGACCAGGCGTTGTGCGTCGTTCCCTTGGCCATAAATTGCATGAGGAGCAGCTCGCCCCAGAAGGCCTGCGGGGTGTACCACGAGCCCTTCGCGGAGCCACCGTCCGTGTACTGCCAGCGCAGGAAGTCGATGCGGCCCGACAGGGTCCCGTCGCCGTACCAGAAGCCGAGCGCGCTCTCGAGGTCGAGCACCGTATCCGCCTGAAACGCGCTGTTCCCCCAGCCATGAATGGCGAGCATGGCGCCAGCCTTGAGGGCCTGATCTGTGCCTGAATGCCCATCGATCTCCTCGTCTGTCCGCCGCGTCATACGGCCCCCCTGCTGGCGGATCTCCGCAGCCAGGGTGTTTTTCTCACCGCTGGTCATGTCGTCGTAGAGGATGTCGAAGATCAGCGTGAGGGCGAAGATTCGCTCGCGAGCGTTGATGGGGTCAACGCCGTCGGAGAGCCCGGCGAGGTAGAGCGCCGCGCGGATGGCGACGTCCTTGTATCCGTTCGCCGGGCGACCCGTCTCCTCGATGTAGCCGACGAAGGCCAGGACCATGAGCTTCAGGTCGGGCTTCGAGGTGACGAGCTGCGCGTCGGTCTGCGCCTTGAAGGTATTGGCGCGCGGGATGGCCGTGTTGTCCCAGAAGTTTTGCCAGCCCGCGGAGTCGTTCGTCCGCGCGGTGAGAGCAGTCTTGTCCGTGTCCCGAAAGAGGACGCGCGGATGGTTTCCGTAGACCGTATAGGCCGGGATACTCATGGGGTCGTTGGGTTACAGGTGCAGGCGTCGACGTGGAGGCACGAGCAATTCCTGGTCTTCGGGCAGCAGCTCTCCTCGCACTTCTTGCAGTGTCGCGGCAGCGCGTCAGTGGGCGGGCTTGAGGCTGTTAGCTTCGATGATTCTCCGCATGTACTCGAGTTGCTCTGAGCGTAGGCGGTCAAGCTCGGCTCGGGTAACGTGGTCGCGAGTCTGCTCGCGGATGGTACTGTTGATGATTCCCCTGATAGCAGGGTGACCAAATCCGCCGTCAGCACCGACATCCAGGCGAGCAGCGGAAGAAGCGTCGAGCCGATCAAGACGAGCCTCATGGTGCGCGGCGCGCTCTCGCTCAGCCTTCGCACGCTCCTCGTGCAGAGCGTCAGCCATTTCCAGGTGGCCGAGCCTTCGCTCGAGGTAGACGACGACCGTGACGATGACCGCTCCAAATCGGATTGCTTCCAGTAGCCATTTGGCGACTCTGCTGTCCATGCCATTTGCGTCTCCCTCTCGTGATCGGTGAGCCACCACACAACTCACTCCTCCCAAAAGGCGTGCCCGGAGCATGCCACCGCGGTCTGCCCGCCAGGCACTTTGACTTGGATTGCGATTTCTTCGCCGCCTGCGAGCTCAACCTCATCGAACTTCAAATCCTGCAGCTCACCGCCCTGGGGGTGGAACTTGTCCTGCCCGACGTGACTGTTGGCGGTCGAGGTCGGCTCCGCCGAGAAGTTGACGCGGCACGTGGCGCGCGTGGAGACCGAGTTAGTGCGCTTACGCTTCGACGGCGTCGCGTTCGTTCCGGTCCCGCTGTCGGCGGTGATCGGCTGCAGACGCACCTCGAGCGGTATCGCGTCGCCGGCGACGCCGCTCGTCGCCATCCTGACTCGCTCGAGCACGAGGCCCTGGCTCGAACCGGCCTTGATGGCGCCGACGGTTTTCCAGGCGTTGACGCTGAGCGTGACGTCTTCCCAGTTGAGGCACATGAACAGCCTTGCCATGAGTCTTCACTCCTTAGATTGCTGGCTTGAGGTACCCGATCAGATACACCGTCAACACGCCCTTGCCCGAGGCCCCGTTGACCGAGCGCCAATCGAAGCTCTGGCCGGCGTCGAGCGGAACCACTACGGTCTGGTATGCGTCCTGCGCAATTGGTCCGACCCCGGTGCCGGCGCTGTCATTGGATGATCCCGTCTTCCGAAACCGCAAAGTCGGCGGCGAAAAGGTAAAACCGTTGTTGGTCATGAACACGTTGAGTATGGCCGCGTAGGCGTCAGCGCTCGTCAATGCCGTCAGGTCAACGGCCTGATAAGTCGTCGAGAGAAACCCGTTGCCCGTGTCGACGTTGATCACCGAATCAGGTGGGTCCTTGAACGCTGCAGCGACTGCGAGCGACGACCATGCCGGAGCCGTCCCCGCCCCGGTCGAGCGTAGGACTTGCTTGTCTGAGCTCCCCGCAGCATCCAGCTCTGTCCCCATCACCTTGCGGGCATCCGAGCCGTTGTGTCGATGCCCGGTCGTCAGGTTGAATTCGACGAAGGTCCGCAACTGGTCGTAGGTCACCGGGTGGAGCGGCGCCGTCCCTGGGCCCGAGAGAACGACGGGCCCAGTGAACGTCCCGCCGCTCAGCTTCATGTAGCGGCCCTCTGTCCACGAGCGCCGCGTGAGCGAGTTGTTGCCGGCGGGGTCCTGGTTCACTTGCGCGTCCCCGGTGAGCTGCGGCGCATCGATCGGAGCCTTCGCGTCCACCTCCTGCTGCCGCGCCGCGGCTGTGCCGCTGCCGCTCCCCAGGTTGGTGATGGTCTGGCCGCCCATGTCGATCCCGCCGGTCATGACGCCCCCGGAGCGCGGCAGGGCGTTGAGGAAGTTCTGCCCGAGGTCGCCCAGGTCGATCCAGCCGTCGTTGGCAGCGTTGCGCATCTTGAGGCGGTTCGCCGTCGTGTCCGCCCAGCACTGGAACGGGATGGGGTTTGTCGGCTCCGAGGCTCCAGAGAACTGCCCGCGGAGAGCCTCGTCGGAGCCGTTGATGTAGCCGTACGAATTGGCGAAGAGGTCGGTGCCTTGGAGGTTTCTGTAGGCTTGGGGCATGGCTCAGAATCCGATCGCGTTCCAGGTGACGGTACGAACGACGCGCGAGCCGGCGCCGTTGAAGCACTCCACGTTGAAGCCGCTTGAAGTCAGGCTCGTAATGCTGACCGTGTCGCCGCCGTTGGCGGTCTGGATCGCCACGGCGAGCTTCGGGGCGTTGTTGAAGGTCTTGTTGAAGGTGACTGCGACAGTGCCGGCGCCAGAGGTGGAGACTGAGCCGCTGTCGGTGATGTCCGGGACATCGAAGAGGATCCGCCACTTGATGACCTCAACCGTAAAGGAAGGGTCGTTGATGGTCACCAGGAGCCGGGCCTGGGCCCACTTGACGGCGACCTCGATATTCTGCGGTCGTTCCTGCCATGGGCCGAAGCTCGAGTCGCTCGAGTCGGTGGTCGAGAAGCGCATCTCGACTCGCACTGTGACGCGACCGTCCGGGGCTACAGCCCATGCGCGGGTCTTGCCGAAGTCGGACTCCCAGTGCTTGTCTGCGACTGCCGCGGCTGTCCAGTACAGGCTCGTGTCGATCTGGTTGACATTAAGATCGCTGGCCACCAGACAGCGAACGGCATTGCCACTGGTGATCTGGAATGCTGCCGTCGTGTAGCTCGCCTGCAGGCGGAACGACTGCCCTCGGCCGCCGGGGATCAAAAACCCCCCCGGGAGGGGCACGGGCGGCGCCGCACGCCAAGCCACGATCTCTGCCTCGGTGTCCACCACCAGCTTGCCTGACGAGACGACGAAGCTCTGCTTGGTGCCCGTCCAGGCCGTGTCCTCCTGGCGGGTGACGATCGCGTTTTCCCCGATCCTGGCATCGACCGTGACGACCACCGCGGCGGCCTCGGCGCTCGCCTTCCCGGCAGTGTTGACCCCCTTGATGAGGAAGGTCTGCGTGCCCTTGGTGAAGACCGCCGTCTCAAACGTGGTGTTCTTCGTCCGCCCAATCGTGACCGCGGTCTCCCACAGCTCCCCGGACCTCAGCTCGTAGAAGTCCAGGTCGAAGTTGATGGTCGCATCGAGCGCGTCCCACTGGAAGATCAGACCAGTTACCGTGCGGTCCACGCGGAAGCCGGCCACCTTCTGCGGCTGTCGCGTGGTCCCCTCCGTTGTGATCGTCACCCGCACGCCGTCGTCCGGGTGCTTACGGATTCCGGCGGTGGATACCGAGACCACCGAGACCTCGTAGGTGACGCCAGGCGTCCGCACGTTTTCGGTGATGGCGACATAGCCGAAGCTAACCGGCTCACTGGCCTGCAGCCAGCCGAGAGAGTCGAGCTCACGCCAGAAGACCATGGCCCTGGCACCGGCCTCGACCGGCAGTGTGAAGTGCACGTCGATGGCGGCCCGCAGGGTCCCGTCCTCCGCGTAATCGATACGCTCCAGGGCGCGGAGGTCGCGCACGGCTGCCGGGATCCGATTCGGGTCCGGGAGCCTGGAAACGCTCGCAGCCGGCAGCACAGTCAAGTCCGTGCCGTACACCGCCGCGCTGTACTCCCGCGCCCTGATCCTGCGGCGCAGGAACCCAGCGCCCTTCGTAATCGAGGTACAGCGGTAGGCGACGGTAGACTTGGACACCTCGCCGAAGCTGTAGTCGAGCCCAATGATGGGCATGGAGCTGAAGTCGCCGGAGACGCTCAGCACCCGGGTCGAGCCGGGGTTGTTGGTCACCGAGACCACGTCGATCTGGTCCGAGGCATGGATGACCGTCAGCTCGTAGGTCTTCCCGCCCTCCACCGTGACCTCGCGGTCGAGCGTGAGCTGCGTCCCGGTGACGTCCACCCCAAGGAGCTTGCCCGAGTACCCCCATCCAGGCACGTCGTGCGCGACCTGGAAGATGTCGCCCGCCTCCATCGCCAGGGCCTCAACTCCCACCTCCATCTCGATGGTCCGGCGGGTGAGCCGGTTGGAGAGCATATGGTAGTTGAGCAGCCGGTTGGCCTGCGCCACGCTAGTGGTGCCGAGCAGGTTGACGGTCGCCTCGATTTGGTCGTCGAGGATGGCGAGCGTCGGGTCTTCCTTGGGCAGCGAGTCCTGCTCGTAGTCGAGCTCCTCGTTCCAGAACTGCCCAATCAAGTAGTTGCCGACGTCGGCTCGGCCGTGCTTCAGCACCTTGAAGCTGCCCTTGTGGATGCGCCCCATGGTGAAGAGCTGGATCGGACTCTCCTCCTTGTCCGGCCGGACGGCCCACTTGTCCCCCCGCAGGAGGAAGTGAGCGCGCCCCGTGGCGCACATCTGCTTGATCGCGTCGATAGCGGTCAGCGAGCCGTCGAGGACCAGGTTGAGGCGGAATTGCTTCTCGAGCGTGCCACGCTCATCGATCGCAACCATGGTGTCACAGAAGGCGGCCCAGTCGATGAAGCTCTGGATGTCGACGTGATCGGTGTCGATCCAGGCTCCCAGGCCATCGAAAGTGTCCGTCAGGAAGTCGAGCAGGCACCACGCTGGGTTGTCCGACCACTGCTCGGTGGACGTGCTCGGAGTCGTGTAGACCCGGACACGCTTGCCCTTCACTAGGGCGTCGTACTGCGGCGGCCGCCCGCTCACCTGGTTCGTCGGGAGCTGCCGGACGCCGAGCAACGCCAGCCGCGGATAGGACAGCGTCTCCTCGGTCACCTCGTTGACGGCCAGGACGTTGACGTCGGAGAAGCCAGTTGCCTTCGTATCGTCCGGGGTGAGCCTTGAGACGCGGATCTCGTAGTTCGCCCGGTCGAGTCGCTGCGAGGTGAACCAGGAGTCGAACGGGTTCCGGGCGTTCGCGGTGATGCGCTTCAGGCCGTGGTCGATCCATAGGCTGTCCCCGACCTCGCGGTACTCGATGCGCAGCTCGATGGTCTTGTCGCGGAACTGGCCGCGGTCAGACAGCTTGTAGAGCCCGCCGGGGAACCTGAAGATCAGCTCGAACGCGTCGACCTGGCTCTCGGTGGTGAAGGTGACCGGAGGGTCGGTCGCCTTCACGATGACATCCTTGGCACGCTGAATGACGACGTCATTGAACCCCGTGATGGGCGGTGGATTCAGGCCTCCGAGGCGGGTCTCGATCGTCACTCCCTTGTAGTCGCTCGCGGGGTTGCGATCGATGCGCACGGAGTCGATTTGCTCGATGGGACCGGTCGAGAGCCCGAGGAGCGTATGCAGCTCGCCCGTCTGTGGATCCCCGTCCGTGACGCTCGTGTCCCGCGACGGCCGGAGGAACTGGCTGATGATGTGACCGCCAACGCGGTGCGTCCCATAGACGATGGGGATGCGCGTCCCTGGCCGCACCGTGTTCGTGACGGCGTCGAAGCCGTACGTCGCGGAGTCCTCGAGCTCCTCCTTAAGAGGCCGCTGGCTCGGGGCGGTCAGGGCCTGGATGCCGTAGGAGATACCGGTGAGGACGGCGGAGATGAGCAGACTGATCAGGATGGTCTCGAGGACGCCGCCCGCCGGCGGACGTGCCACGATGAGGACGTCCCCTGGCATGACCTGTCGATGGATGTCGTCGTCGTCGAGGCCCTCGCCGTTGAGGATGAGCTGCAGCACCGGGTCATCGAGCCACTCCGCCGGCACGTAGTCGACCGCCCGGCAGCCGGCCGCAGCGGTGGCGGTCTTCCTGGTCTTCAGGTCGAAGACGTTCTCAATCAGGTGCACGATCACCTGCTCAGACTGGGAGGGCTGCGGTGCGGACACGGTAGAATGCGACGCCGGAGATGCTCTTGAGGTTGTTGACGCGGACGGCATAGACTCCCGCGCGCTCGCGGGCGGAGAGCGCCAGGCCAGGGCGCACGACAACGGCCACGTGGTTCGACTCCCGGCGGATGTTGATGAGGTCGTACAGGTCGAGCGTTGCGGGGGTGACGAGCTGCTCAAAGAGAGCAGCGAACGCGATGACGTGCCCGCCGGCCACCGCGGGGTCGGGGAGGCCGAGCCCGGCTCGGCGGTAGACCTCCATCACGACGCCGATGCAGTCGATGCCAGCTCCCCCGTACCGGCCGTCCACCAGGTAGCGGAGAGACAGGAGGTCCTCATACTCCACCTCCAGGGTGGGGAAGCTCGAGGCCGTGACTGAGAGCTTGGTGATGACCATCAGCGGCGCGGGATCCCGGGGAAGCCGAAGAAGCGGGCGGTGTTGCCATGGAGACGGCAGTCGTCGAGGGTGCGCAGGCAGGCAGGCAGTCCGCCCGAGTTGAAGCGGATTGACTGGAACCCCGCGGCGACCCGGCTCGGGGCCTCGGCCGGGGTGGCGGACATGGCGAGCCCGAGGCGTACGCTCCCGTCCAGGGCGAAGGTCTTCTGGGCGAGCTGCGTCCAGCCAGTCGTTGGGGCTGAGACGTCGACCGTCGCGGCGTGGTAGAAGGTCCAGGTGTTCCCCACCCGGGTGAGGCGGAGGTACTTGTCGTTGGTGACGACCGAGTCGGAGTCGGGCTGCTGGACACCGTTGAGGGCCGCCTGCAGGCGCGCCACGAGCTCGAAGCTAGTGGTCTCCCCCAGGCCGAACATGACCCAGGAGTCGAGCCCCGCGGCGTCCTCCTGGCAGAGGAGCCCGCTCAGCGATCCAGGGCGGGTGTCGAAGAGGTCGATCTGGGTCCAGACGTCGAAGTCCCCCGAGAGCTTCTTGTAGAGGAATGGCCCCCCGCGGGTGGCCCCGCTCCATTCCATCTCCCCCGAGGTGCTCTCGATGTAGAGCTGGTCAGGGACCACATCCGAGTCCGCGGCGAAGACGTCGGCATGGGAGACGTTCAGGCTATACCAGCCGTGCAGCCGCGCCTCCTCGTCATCTGTTGTCGAGCCGGCCTTCAGGTTCTGCCGGCGGTCAGGGCCGAACCAGTCAGACGGGTACCCGCAGCCGTGCTCGTGGAGGAAGCGCTTCTCGTAGTCCCACTGGCAACGTGGCCGCTCGAAGCGGCGCCAGGGCACCCGGCGCTTGAAGAGGGCGGAGTGTCCCAGGGTGACGATCGCCGCCTCGCGGTCGTACTGCTGATCCTGGATCGTGTAGGTCTCGACGACCGCGTCCGCCGGGGAGAGCGTTGAAAGTAGGACCGTGGTGATGGTCACGCGCCGGCCCTCCAGGTCGTTCTGCTCGATGTAGCCGCCGGCGATGCCGTCGATATTGCTGACCGCGAGCTCGCGGTCCCGGACGTCTCCCTCGACCGACTCTTCGACGTCCCGCAGCTCGATGGCCGCCGCGAGGTAGACATTTCCGTCATACGTCAGTGAGCCCGCGCCCGTGGGGTTCCCCTGCACGAGGCGGAGCGTCGTCGAGTCCGTGACTTCGATGTCGTACAGCACGACAACCGGCACCGTCTGCCCTTCCTCCGCCTTCCACGCCTTGAGCGCCGCGCTGAGTGTCCTCACGTGTAGGACTCCTCGAGCTCCAGGGCCAGCTCGTAGTGCAGCCCCACGCCGCGGGTGAGCGAGTAGCTGTCGATGAGCTTCACCTGCGGAACGTCGACGGCGCTGTTCGCAGCAGCCGGTGCAGGGTTCCCGGTGAGGAGCGCCGCGTCAGGCTGCGTCCAGGTCTGCGTGTTGGTGAGGGTGGCCTGCTCGACCTCGGTGCCAGCCGACCCCTGGGTGGCGTAGATGACAGCCTGCGTGACGCTCGGTGGGTAGCTCTCCAGCGTCACTTTGAGGAGGTTGTTGGCGCCCACGAGGAGGCTCGCCGTGGGGCTCGCCGTGGTTACTCCGGAGCTGTTCTTCCAGGCGAACCGGACGTAGATCGTCCGCGAGCCCTGCGCGCCGCCGGCAATCGCCGTCAGCGTCGGGGCTTTGTCCGGCGCCGGGACGTACTCCGGGGCGGCCCAGAGGAAGCGGCCCGCCGGGCCCTTGTGGCGGCGAAAGAAACTCTGCACGTACTCCGCCGGCTCGCGCCCGAGACAGAGCCAACGCAGCCCCCGGAAGAGCCGGAGGGCCTTGTCGGCGACGGCGACCGACTTGACGTTGCCGAGCTCCCGGCGGTCCTCGACGACGGGGAATAGCGGCTCGATCCGGTAGCCGCGCTGCAGCTTCCAGCCGCTCCCCTCGGG